TGCCAAATCAGCCTGATTAGGCAGGTTAGCTGTCAATCCTTGCTGAATCTTGGCTTGAACTTCCAAGGGTTTCAACTTGGTGTCGATCATAATCTTGGTTGCTTCAGCACGATTCTGTTCAGCCTGAGTCGTATTGACCGCGATCTGAGCTTGTGCTGCTTGCAAGGCCAACTGTTCTTGAACCATCTGCTTTTGCTGGGCTTCAGGATCGACTTGACCCATAGAATCCAAGCGCGTCATCAGTTCAGCACGGTTAGAAAGCGAGCTATTTGCGACAATTCCCTTAAGAATGATAGGCAAAACAGGCGTATCAGGGCCAAGGGTCTGCAACAAACTGATAAGTTGAGCCTGTTCGTACTCACGCGCAATAATGCCAAGCGTTGCTGTCGGAATGAAGACCATATCCACCGATGGATAGCGCTCTGGATCGAACTGCATAAAGCGGTACGCTGCTTTGTTGATGAACGGAATCAAAAAGTCTTCTTGGAAGTTCACCAGTGTGCGTTTGTACTTCTTGATGATCGAGGCCACCGCCATCGACATACCAGTACCAGCCGCATCACGCCCCACCGCTGACACCATACCGTTAGAATCTAACGTGCCGGTCGCTTGCAAGAGCATTTGCTGGAATTTCTCGGCTGTTGTGATGCTTGAGCCATCTGTCTGGCCAAACTTGAACGGATACAAAATTTCACTTGGGCTGCCGTTGGTGTAAATAACCTTGCCTGGCATGATTGTCAGCTTCGCACCGCGAGGCAGTCGCGTAGCATCTACGGCCATCATAGGCGAGGCTGTTAATGCCAACGAATCCAAGTGAGTGCGCACTTGCGCATCAATGGATTTCTGCATGTTGTAGGCTTTTTCGATCGTCCCACGGCCAGGCAATCGGTTTGGCACCGTATCAGCTTGATAGGTCAATACTGGCCTATCCTTCATCATGTACGGACTCTCTTCAGCCTTCAATAGCATACCGTCGTTGGCAATAACAATGATCGCCTCGACCATGTCTTGATAATCTTCGGCAGCCGAATCATCAGGGAACAGCTCAACGATGTCGTCGTCTTCCGCTTTTTTCAAATACTCTCTTGGCACCAGACCGTAGTACGTCAAGAGCAATACCTTCTCATCTTGGTACTGGCTAACTTCCTGCGTCGGCTCTAAATCGGTATCTTCGTAGGTCGGGGTGATGTTTACCTTGCGATAAATTCCGCGCTCGATACCGCGCACCACCTTGTGGATAGAGACATACTTCTCAATGGCCACACCCATGCAATCCTCAACGGTTGTACCGTTTGGATCCCACAGGAAATTCTTAGGGTTGATCGGCATGGGCTTAACCGATACGCGCATCTTCTCAACCGTGCCAATCGCTGCTTGCTCTTGGCCTGGCATTGGCATGGTCGCAGGAACCAATTCCTTTTCCATTGACGTTGTAATCTCGGCGATACCGGTGCCGTAAATCTCAGCCAACAGAACCACTTGATCGACGTGTTTCCTCAACTTGTCGCGCTTAAAGTCTTCCATCATCTGGAGCTTTAAGAACTCGACATCCATTGGGTCGCCATTGACATCGCGCAAATCGTCTTTGATGTCAAAGAATTCGCCCGAACCAAAGATCGCCTCAATAATCTCAGCGTGTCTGGTTTCAACGGCTTGCTGTGTTGCAGGGGTAACGATGCGTGAGCGCTCTGACTCTCTTGTCTTGTCTTCGGAGGCCCATTGGCCACGGAAGATGCGCTCGTATTCTTCCCATTGCGGGAGGAAGTTAATATCGCGGTACGTTCTCCAACGATCGCAATGCTCCACCACGAAACTGACTAGTTCTTTGTCATTCTCTGTGGGTTGATCGAATTCATTTTGATCCATTTATACACCCGAAATAATGTCCACCGGTTCCCAATCATCGGATTCATCCTCTTGCATATAGGATGTCACGGCCAATTGGTCTATATAGGACAAGGCGTCAGGCAAATCATCGTGTACCCCCTGTGCGGGGAACATGAGAAGCTGGTCTAGGAATATATCCCAATCCTCGTCTGAGTTAAGCACAATCCTGCCATGCTCAAAACGCCCTTGGAGACTCCAAATAATTCGGTCAGTCTTTTTCCGGTTGCCGTGCGTTAGGTCAACTATGTGCGAATATACATTATTCTTGCGCATTAAGTCACTCAAATACGGCAAAACAGCGTTTTTTAGCGCCCCGCGCTCAATTCCAATTGACAGCGGACGGTAGTCGCGCATGGCCATCAGTATCTTAGCCGCCGTCTCCCGAATATCCCACCGGCCATGTTCTATCTTCTTGATCCACCATTTGCCCTCGTCAGTCACTTTGACTACTGCAATGGCTGACTCATCTAGGCGCTTTTTAGAATTAGCTGCTTGTCGTGCCACTTCTTCAAATCCGGCCAAGTCCACCGCCACAAAGTAACTACCTTGCGACGGCTCTTCACCGTACTTGATCCACTCTTCTTTAAAAATGTCCGAGCCAGCATTACTGAAGCTGGCCATGTATTCCTGCTTAAACGCAAAGCTGGACAGTGTCTTCTTGGCCGACTCGATTTCTTCTGGATCAATTAGCGGGTTGTCTTTGGTGGTGAAGTGCCAGCTTTTCCAATCCTTGTCAGTGCCGTCTTCCCCAAGTTGAAACAGATCGTAGAACCAGTTGCGCCCTTTGGGCGTTCCAATGAACATCCCGCGGCCCTTCTTGTCTGACAGCGCCGCACGTATTACCTGCTCCCATGTCTCGGGCTTGATGTCGGCCACTTCGTCCAGCACGGCGTAAGTCAAGGACACGCCGCGCAGGGTGTCCGGCCGATCGGCGCCTCTGACATAAATAACAGCGCCGTTGATTAAGGTGATGTCCTGATTGTTTATGTGACTGTTGGCGATCACATCCCGCCCCAGCTCCATTAGTACGTTCCAGATAATCTGTCGGGCTTGGCCGTTAGTCGGCGCCACATATAGCACGGCTGATCCGGCGGGGCACTTCAGTCCTTCCAACAGTAGCGTCGTGGCCGCTAACCTAGACTTACCGCAGCGTCGGCCAGCAGCAATCACTTTGAATCGGGTCGGATCGGCAAACACTTGCTCTTGCCACGGCAGGAACTGGAAATGTACGTCAGACATCTTTGGCCTCTACGTCCGTTATGTCGTCGTCAACTGGCGGGGATTCGATTACTGGCGGTGCGCCTAGCGTTGATATGGTGATGTTGATGGCGCTGCGTTGTGCGGCAGTCTTCTCAAACAAACTAGCCGGTAGCGCGCGATCCATGCACATCTTTAGCGCAGCCATTTGCCCTGGGTGTCCGTCTTCTAGCGCAATGTCCAACACCTTCTGGACAACATGCTCACCTTGACCCTCGATCAACATGCGCTTTAGCTCTTTGATGCGCTGCGTGTCAGTCTTGGCAAGCGTCGTTGGGAAAACGTAAGGCGGGTCTTTAATTGGTGCTGGCATCGCTTTTTTCCTTTTAATTGGAAGCAATCGGATTGTATAGCTCTTTTTGCTATTTTGGCTCGGTTTGCCCTATTTTTGCTATTTTGCCTTTTTTTGTGGGGAGGAGGCACCCGCAAATATTATAAGACAGCCATACCCCCTCCCCCCCTATGTTAGTAAGCACTAACTTACGTTAGCAAGCACTCACTCTAATAGGTAAAAACTATGCGGCGCATTTTACATAATGCTGCTTATGTGCATTATGGCGGCGAGGGAGGGAGGGTAATAGGGAGGGCCTATTGCGCCGGAAATTAATAGGGGTCTGACCCTAATTAATTTGCTGGCACGAAAATAAAATGCGTTATGTAAAATGTGTCTAGATGGGGCGCCTTCAAGACACAATCCGCACAACTATATTTAATAGTCAAAACCTATCAATTATTCTGGACGATTATCAAAAACTATAACGACGTCGTCAATTGTTTTTATACCGTGCGCATATAAATATTGATATATTGATAATAGATTATGAAAACCGGCCGATACATCGCCATTACCTGCAGCGGCCAAAATAGCGGCGTCGCTATCCGATAATCGGCGCTTGAAATTGCGTGTACGGATTGAAGCGGGTCGACCAGCTCTATTAGTTGCCATAATAGTATGCACGTCATGCACGTCATCGAAAACGCGATTTTAAATCGCTCGACCCCTTTCGTACAGTAGTTTTTGGCGTCGCCTGTACATATACATGTACGGATATACAGTACTGTATAAAGTAATTTGTGACTTGTGATATTTGATGACTGTCTGACGTGCATAAGGCAAAAAACCCTGTGTTTGCGCGGTATATCGGCGCTTTTATGCCCTTTCGCCGATGACGTGCATGATGACGTGCAATGACTGTCAAGACCCACTAACTTGTAGGGTTATATAAAATAATGTTTGACAGAATAAAAGAATGTTTTATAATACGTTCACCGCAGCAGAAAAGCGGTAATAAAATAAACTTTTATAGGGGTTAAAAATCATGTACGCACACATCTACAAAGGCAAAAACAAAACTTGGAATCTGATTATTTCGCGTAGCGCTGAAATAACGGCCGAACATATTGTTATCGAATACAACGTGCCAAGTAAGGTCGACGCGAAGCGCATTGCGAAAGAATATAACGCAAAAGCCTGGAATTATTAAAACCAAACGGCCGGTGAAAACCGGCCTATAAATCAAAGGGTAAATAATGACAAAACTCAATTTAATCACGGCGGCGCTATCCGGCGCCGGCCTGGCGCTATTAATAGTGGGCAGCGTTGAAAATATATTCACTTCGGGTGAATGCTTAATCGGCGGCGCCGTATGCTTTGCGGCGCTTATGTTCTCACTGAATCGGGAGATATAAACAATGAAAATTTCAGTTACTTCAAAACTCGACGGCGTGCGTTCATGGTCGCTTGAGGCGCTTGAAACTTGTCCAGGGTCCATCGCGGCGCCGGGCCAATTGGTCGACGCATGCGCCGGCTGCTATGCCACTACGGGCAATTACCGTTTTGCCAACGTAAAGGCGCCAAGGGCGCACAATAAAAAAGATTGGCAACGCCTGGCATGGTCGGACGACATGGTCGCCGAATTAGAAAAAGACGACTATTTTCGATGGTTTGATAGCGGTGACATGTACACGTTAGCGCTTGCGGAAAAAATTCTCGAAGTCATGCGCCGCACGCCTTGGGTGAAACATTGGTTACCTACTCGCATGTATAAATTTCCGAAATTTCGTCAAGTGTTAACGGATATGCAAGCGCTTAAAAACGTGAGTGTACGATTCTCGAGCGATAGCGTAACAGGTGAATACACGAAGGGCCTACACGGTTCGGTAATCGTACCAACACCAGGCGACGCAAAACGAGGTATGAAATTATGCGGCGCATATGACAATAACGGCCAATGTGGACCTTGCCGGGCCTGTTATGACAAGCGCATCAAAGTAATTGCATACCCTGCGCACGGCCGCAAAATGAATAAAGTGATTATGTTAAAAAAGGCGGCGTAAATGAAAACCATAACAGCGAAATTTCCTGGCTACTGTAAGAAAACCGGCGCACGCATTTTGGCCGGCGATCTAATCCAATGGTCGAAAGCCGGCGCCGTTTTGCTTAAACGTGCGGCGGCCGGCGTTAATGCCATAACTCTAATCGGCGACCAAGGGCCAAAAACTTACTACCAAAATATGCGCGGCCGCTGTATTGATGCGCCGTGCTGCGGATGCTGCACGATTTAAACGAGGGAAATTATGACTTACAGACAATTAATCGAAGCGGCGCTTGTCGCCGTTATTGACGCCGTTGAAAACCCCGATTCTGACGCCGGCCTGGCAAGCGCAGAGCGCGCATGCGCACTTTTAAAAACCTATTTATACGAGGTGGACACATGCACACAATAACCCTTGTCGTCGATAAAACGACGTATTACATCAATTCCACTACTGACCCGCTTGAATTAACTAAGCGCGCACGTAAACCCTATAAACCGGCAAAACCTAAGAACATACGTAAGTTTCCGGTTTGGATGCCAGGTATGTCAACGGCGGCCTATATCGGACAATTCGACGGCCTTAATATGCTGCGCAAGGTCGATTATATCGGCGCCAATGAACATGGTACGGCCGAATATGATCCAGCTATTCCATTGTTTGAAATTCTGCCTGATGAGGTGAATTAATGGCCTGGATAAAAGTTAAGTTGGGCGAGGTAACCAAGTACACAAGGGCCGGCAAAAACGGAAAATTTATTTGCTGTCCGGCGTGCGAATTCACTTTTAAAGTGTTCCATTTTGCCTGGTATTCGGTGAGGTGCCGAAAATGTAAAACGGTAACTCAAAAATATAATTTTAAAATTGCAGAGGTGTAATTATGGGAAAACTTAAAAACTCACTTATTGACGTGCGTTCACCCTGGTGGCCGCACCATTTAGAAGTGTATGAGTATGAATATGATACTGGCACATTAATGTGTTTTCTCGAATATAGCGCGCCAGATGCCGGCGTAGGCTATAACGGTAGCGCCTGGTTAGTCCATGCGTACGCCGGCGGGGTTGACGTAATCGATCTGCTAAAAGACACCATAATTAAAGATATTGAGGGCGCCGCATGTTCGCAATTATCGCAAAACTAGCGGCCGTTTTAATTATCTTAATGCGCCGCTTATAATCCGCTTACTGAATACCCTTTCGACCCGCTTTCGCGGGTCTTTTTTTATTTGACGCTAACTAATTTCGGCTGAGGCGCCTCTTCTACCAGGCGCCTCAATTCGGCTTTCGGTTTATCGGTCATGTCAGGCGCCGCGTATATTTGGCGCTTAGTTGTTAACTCACGCGTATTAATCCGGCCGCAATCAATCCAGCCGGCCTCACGTAGTGCGTGCAATAGCGCGGCCGGTGGCACCCGCACACCCGACGGCGCACCGCCGGCCAAGCGGTCGCACAAGGGAAAAAACGGCGACGCTATCACGCCGCTTGAGAATTCACCCAAGCGATTAGATATTAAATCGATCAGGTACGACTCGGCCATGCTGCGGCCCTGGTCGATCATAATCGCCTTCGCTTCTGTCATTGGAGGTGTTGCGGCCGGATTGAACGCACTGACATTCAGTTTACAAAGGTAATCAGCTACCGCCGCAAACCCGCCGCCGGTTTGATACCACTGCCACAAGGCTAGCGCATCAGATTCAGGTAGTCGGCCAGCATCAGACCAAACGCAAAACCACCGGCGATCATCCGACGGTATGCTGATCGCTGCCCTCTCGTTTGAGAATGCGACAACGAAGACTCGGTTTAGCGCTTGGTAAGGGTGTAGGCCCTTGCGATTAATCGACAGGTATTCAGGAGGCGCCGCGATAATCGGTTTAAGTGCGTTTTCCAATGCGCGCCGGTCTTTGGCTTCGCTTTGCCTTAGTTCGGCTATTTCCATCACTTCGCACTCAAGCGCATAACCCCATTGTGAATTCAGGTCTTCATTGCGCACTAAGCTGCAGTTCAGTTTTGACTCACCGCCAATGGCCCAAAAGAAGGGCGCCAGCATAGTATCTTTGCCCGACCCAGGGTGACCGCCGACTAAAATTGCGTGATTGATTTTCCGGTTTGGGTTTTGCACTTTGTAGGCTAACGCACTCAGAAAATGCTCACGCTCGAAATCAATCGGGATCATCCGCTCGACATGTGCTAACCATAGGCTGACATCGCCAGTGCGGCCGGCTGGCCTTGCGTTTACCCATCGGTTGCCGTGCGTGCCGTTAACGACCACCGGCTCACCGGCGGCGTAGGTTATGCCCTGAAGGGCAAGCGCGCCCTTGCTAGCTCGGTTTTCATCAAAGCAGGTAGACGCCTCGATTTTGCCGTTGTTGTGTATTGAGTTGCAGCCGATGTGCCGGTATAGGGCGTTAAAGGTACTGCGCCCTAGTTCGCGGCGGGTATTCAGGTCAAAATAGGCGTCGTCCTCTTGAATGTAGGCGTAGCGCTCATACCATTCGGCCTTTTCTTCTCTGGCGCTCTGTTTACGATCTGATTCAGCGATGATTATTTCGGCCGCATCAGGAAAATCGTCGGTAGGCTCAAGTTTAGATAACGCGGCGTCCATTGCTTTGACTAGCAGCTCCTCGCGCAAGCCAGGCGCGTGAGCTGGGCCTCCGTTTGCAGCTACCCATTCCAAAAACGCGGCCGAGCCAAAACCTAAGCAGTGGCCGTGATAGCAGCAGAACGCACGGTTAGCCGGCATGTAGCGCGCTTCAGGGTTGCCGTCGGAATGCTCACTAGCATTCGGGCAATGGACGCCCATCCAACCCTCGGAATTGGTTTTCGAGTAGACCATATTCTGCGCGGATAACCACGCCATGACGTCGTCGTTGCCGTCGTCAGTTAAGCGGATAGCCGACGGGCCGTCGGTAGTCGCCTCGCATGGCACAACGTCACAGGCGGCGCATATATCTTCCAAGGTATATTCGCGCTCAGGGTGAAATTCAACTAAGCGCGAGACAAAATTGCCGCGTTTGAAATTAACAGCGCCAGGTAGTCGGAAGTTGCGCACGGGGTTATTAGCGCCTGGGTCGGTGTAACCGGCCGCAGCCAAGGCGTTAACGGCTGCGCAGAATTCGGCCTTTGGCGGCTGCTCTGAGAAAGCGTAACCCCATTGGTAATTGCCCTCAGAGGTCTCGATAATCCACGTAGGCGCTAAAGGCGGGGTTTTGGATTTAGTGCCGATGTCGTCTAACATCATCGCCAGCACATACTCGACGTTATGCTTAGACGCCGACGGTTTATTCTTATCTAGCCGGTCGATAATGAATGAGCCGGTATTGCCGAACCACGCTTGGCCCTCTTTAACTAGGCTTGGGTTTGGCAAAAACGACGGCCAAGTAGCTTTGATTGCGCCGTCAGCGTGAAGCTGTAGTTGCCCGTCGGTTAGTATTGGTTTTTGTCTTACGAAAAGCGCTGTTTCACCCTCTGGCGCTAAACTTATGAGATAATCTAAGAAGTACATGTATCAAACCTCCGCTGTGTTGAGACCGCCCTGCCAGGCGGTCTTTTTTTATTAGCCTTTGCCGTATCGGCCCATGATTTCAGTCTCCGCGTTCAATGGTAGGCCGATCGCCCATTCAGGCGGGGTACACATAACATCACGGAGTTTTGCAGCAGATAGTTCAGGTGTAGCGGATTCAAGAACGATTTCATCATGCACATGCAGCACGACATCGTCCAATTGGCGTAAAGAGTGCCGCAGCAAATCGTTTGCAATCGCTTGCGTTATATTCTCACAGGCCAGACCCTTCCACAAGCGCGCGCGCGGCCATTCTTTGGCGTCCGCCGCTGGCTTCCATGCAGCCTTCACATAACTGACGCCATCGGCCTCAAGTTTAGCGAACGGATAGCACAGAATGCGACCAGACGGTAGCGCATACCACAAGTGGCGCTTATCAAACAGGTACGTCACCCGACCGGCTTTAAATTCTCGGCCTGGGTTTCGCATAGCGCGCATGTAGGCGCTCTCCAGTTGCGCCCAATACCCTACTGCCCATTGGTTAGCACGGCGCCATGCGTCAACGATACGCCGTGCATCCGTCTCAGGTACGTGTAGACCATAAGCGCGGCCCATAGCAGCGAAGGCGCCGATGCCGCCGGCAAAGCCGAGAGACAAAATTGCGACCTTGCCGATCTGGCGCTGGTCTTTGGTTATC